TCATACCTGTTTCGGCAGCCACTCCCACAGCCGCAAATCCTCCTGCCCGAGGGACCACATACACATCCCCCGGAGCTTCCACCGATAAGCCGCCTCGTTCGCCCAATAGACGAGGGAGTCCACGTCCTGGTAATAGAGAATGGAAAAGCCGTCCGCATCGCCGAGGAAGAGCCGTGATATCCAAATGTTGATGTCCACGGGAATGACCGTAGCCTGATAGTCGTTGCCGCAGGAAAGCGAGGTCATATCATCCGAATGGAAGAAGTCATAGTCCATTGAAATATCCTCGCTCCGAATAGAAGTCTCCTCTATATCAGAAGTCAGTGTAAACACCTGGAACTCGCTGTCCCAAGTGCAGTTGCTCCTGCTGATACGGCCGTATGATTTCTGCGTCCCGTCCGGCATGACAACATCGAACCGCTCATATGGCTCATATGTCCAGGCATCACCAAGGCGCATCAGTTCACAGACCGTCCGATTGTCGGATCGGTAGCCTGCGTAACCGCCGGAGAAACCGCTGACCGTTGCTGTGAACCGCAGCGTATAGGAAGAACCGGAATAAACGCGCACCCTGTTCCCACGGATACGCATCTCCACCGTGTACATATTTGGATTTGTCCGAAGGTCGGCGTTCGGCGTCCTCGCGATCTCCTGACTGTAGCTGCCGAGAAGCGTGGAGCCGTTATACAGTTCCACTGCTTGATTGTCATAGTTTAGGCAGCAGAACAGATTGCCGCAGAAAACTCCTGCACGACCGCTGCTATTTGCCGGGAACGCCAGCCTTGCCCGTAAGTGGATATCCGAAAAGCCGTCATACTTCCATGCAAGCTGTCCCTTGCCGTCAAGCTGGGAATAGACTCGCTCCATCGAGTATTCCTCTGACCGCCACACCTCAAAAGAGCCTGACAGCACCGTCCAGTAATTCGTTTCAAGAACGCCGTAGTCCCGGAAGTCCTCATACCAGACAAGAGCCGAGTCGGGCTTTCGGCGGAGCATCTCCAAGGTCAGACGAAAGCCACGGTCGGGACCGACCATATTGCCGTCCACGTCTTTGAACTGTCGCGGGGAAAAGGTGTAGGTTGCTTCTCCTGCGGACGGTTTCTCGGAAAAGGATGAGCAGACACGGAAACCGTAAAACTGTACGCCCTTCACATCGACAGAAATCTTTATGGTATGCGTTCCCGCAGATAGGCTCACACCGCTTGCAAGTGTAGTCCAGAAGGTAGTCCTCCAGTACGGCCACCACAGTCGGCTCTCCGTGAAGTGCCTATTCGAACCGTCCAGCGATACATAAATGCCGTTCTTATCCCAAAACGGATAACAGAGCCGCACAGCCACGTCATAAGTTCCTGCCGTGTTGACGGTAAATCGGTATGTGACTGATCCTTCATCACCGAGCGTAGCGATGCCGTTCTCGATGGATACGATGCCGGATGCGCTGGCGTAGTTGCCACCGTCATGGTCGATAATGATGTTTTCAAACTCGGTTTTCTGCTGCTTGCCATAGGCGGTCAGATAATGTCTGCCGTTGTATGTCCCGCTCATCTGCGGGTACTCGTAGCTGTCGGCATCCCGTCCCTCCATGTAGTCGTACACATGAGGGAGCGCCCACGGCACTTTGTTGTTATCGTCCCAATATCCCACGAACGGGATAAACGGCTGCGGCGGCTGATCGTCCGTAAAGTTATACACGCCCTTCAGCCAGTTCTGTGCGGCGTAGTAGGTCTGCGAGGTGCCTCGATAGGTCTTGCCGATATTGGAAGGCAGGTCATATATCTGCCAGTTCCAACCGTAGGCGGGCATACCGAGGAACACCTTGTCCGTATCCATGACCTGGGATGCATAGTCGTAGATTCCCTCAAGCCAGGAGCGTGGGGACACAGGCCCCGGCGCGGAGCCTGCCCACGCCATACCGTAGCTCATGATGGATGCGGTATCGCAGTAATTGTTGAGGTCGGCATACACGCACCAGTTCTCACCGCCGACTGAGCCGTTGACGCTTGTCATACCCGGCAGGCAGATATTCATCAGCTTGGATGAGTCGTATGCCTTGACCGTGTTGTAGATATTGCGGAACATCGCCGTAGATTCCTCGTGCGTGGAATATCCATCGCCTTTCTCAAGGTCGATGTCGATGCCGTCACACCACGGGTATTTCTGCATAATGCGGACGATTTCCGAGAGGAAAGTATCCTGTGCGCCGTTTATGTTGTCCCTTAAGGCGCGGAAGATGCTGTTTGTGCCGTCATTCGCCACGGTCAGCAGCCACTTGATGTGCGGGTACATATTGATGTAGGTCAGCATACTTGAAATGCTGACGCCTGTTTCATAGATTTCCCCAGTCGCTCTGACTTTGAATGAAAACAGTCCAATCTGGCTGATGCGGTCACCGTAGTTCCGAAGAGCCGTATACATCCTGGCGGTGCCCATGAAAGTCCACACCATGATTTTCTTCCCTTTGAGTACATCCATCAGAGCAATTCACCTCCATCGTCCATTTCCTGCATCGAATATAAAAGCTGCGCGGATTTTCCTTGCGGAAGGGACACGATGTGTTTGGAATCCCACGCCGCACTGTACTGATAAAAACCCTCTTTCGTTTCCTTCGCTCCGTTCCTCGTGCATTCCCTCTTGGATGCCAGCAGAGCCACATTGTCCCCAGCGTTCATAGCATTCGGGAAGGTCGCTTTCTGACCGCCGACACCCTGTGCCAGCGTGACAGAGCCGCCCTCCATGTACTGTTTTGGATAGAGGTTGATATCAAGCCCTGCCGATGTACCACCGAGGTTTAAGAGAATCACCGTTTCTTCCGAGCGGACGATGCCGTTGAACCAAACAGGAGCATTCTCTGATTCCTTTAGGCAAATCTCCGTATGCGGAGCATAGCCCGTCAGAGCGGGACCTTCCTGCAGCTGAAGGTCGGTAAAATAAATCGTGCCGGAGCAATCGGTGATGGTAGGAACCACCGTTACGCTCACGACACGCTTATCCTGTTTTTTGTTCACGACCTCCGCAAGGCGGATGAATCTGACGTTACCCATCGAGCGTCCACTTGATCTCGCAGGGATGTCCTACCCATCCCGTAGCGACCGCTCCCGCCTGGAGGAGTATGTCCGTCACATAGAGTTTTCCCGTGCAGTTCGTGACGCAGATACGGACGGTGATGGACTTGATCCTGTCCCCATAATGCTCCGGCGATACCTTCGCCTGTGTTTTTGAAAAATAAACCATAGCCCACCTCCATCAGTACAAGTCAATGAAACGGCTCTCTGTCGTACCGTCCTCGTATTCGATGATGACCTCGATTCCGACCTGTGAGGAGTCTGAAAGTTTCTCCAAGTCCTCCGAGCCGATCTGCGCCGAGATCGTATAACTGTCACGGTTGGCGGGATACACAGTCTGCGACAGGCTCTTGGTCATGCCTGATACGCCCTCTGCCTTGAAGGATGCCGTCCCGGATGCACCGTTATCGCCATCAGCCACAAAGCCGGAACTCGTCCAATAGGCAAGCCCATCGTCAGCACGGGAGTTTCGCAGAAGGTTGAACGGCACCATTTCACGGATATCGTCATTGGATACCATGCTTGTGCCTTCCAAGGTGTCTGCTGCGTTGTCCCATTGACTTGCGGAACTGCCGAGGTTCTTCAGCGTGGTGGATAGTTCAAGTACCGTGTTCCACGGCTCCTGCAGGTTGTATTCCCGGCGAACGATTCTCGTTGTGACCGAAATACCCAGCTCCTTGTCCTCTACACGCACATAGTCCCCAAGTTCCCATGCTTCATGCTCGTAGCCCGTAAGGACGGATAAATCCATAGCGTTCAGCACATAGGAAATAGTCGGCTTGGCGTACTGTGCAAGGCGCATCTCCGCATACTCCTTCATCTGATACGGATTTGTGAAGGACGAGCAGTCCAGCGTGGAAATGCGTATCTCGTTCGTATAGGAAAAGTCCTCCACATAGGGCTTGCCACCGTTGATGTCGGAAAAAGTCAGCCCGTCTGCGCCTACGGCATAGAGTCTGGTCACAAGGCTGCGGGTATCGACCACCCTCTGTATGGACTTCATGTTCTTTCTATAGGCGAACAGCGCACCGCTGTCCTTGCCGCTCACGGTTAAGAGATGCACAAGCCTGTTGGCGCAGTCAAAGACCAGATCGCCGCCGTGCAGGTTTGCCACATTTCGGAGGATGGACAGAGCGTTTTTCTCGCTGCTTGTCCATGTCCTCTTGGTGCGCACGTTGACCGTGCCGACCGCCCATTCCGTGCCGGCAAGGGCATAAGCCATAGGCACTTCAGCAGTTTCAGCTTCAAAGCTGCGTTCCTCTTTTCTGACAGAGAAGGTAAGATCGTAAAACTCCGCCTCGGCGTACACCTCCGTGACGGAATTGCCCTCGGTATCCTTGCTATCCGTGACCGTGCGTACCTTGTAGATATCGTCCACGATCTGTATCTTTTTCTCGCTGTCGATATATGACCGCTTGCTATCCCGGTAAGGAATCTTGAAGGAAAGCGTATCCTCGCCGTTGATCTCGCCCGTTACGATGATGTCATAGGCATTTTCAAGCACCGCCTCCCACGCTCCGTTGCTGTCAAGAACAACGGGACGGGCATAGCCGATTTTCTCATAGGGAGAGCGAGGGATATCGTAAAGCCGTATATCCACGACCTTCGGTGTCAGGTTCGTCTCGGTCGTTGTGAGCGTCACCCGGAATCGGATGTACTCCCTGTTGGGAGACGCCAGTTTGCCGTCCGAAGGGACCGCCACCCAATCGCTCCATGTGATAAGATCATCACTTGTGGAAGTCTCCACCAGGGAAACAGCGGTCGTGCCTGAGACATACTCGCTCGTCACAGACACACGACCCGTGCCGGACAGGTTGCACTCTGCAGCCGCCGTGGTAAGGATACCTTCTGTGGGATAGACGCCACTCGAAGCACGGAGCGTGACCGTTCCAGGCTCGGTGATGCCGTCAACCGCTCCCGTGGTATCACCGGCGTTCGCCATGACAGCGGAGCGGAAATAGTCCATGAGATCGTCAGCGGTAAGTTCCGAATCACAGTCCAGGAACCACTCGTCAAAGCCGCCCGCGTACCAGTAGGAATTGTTCAGCATCCCCCAGACAAGGTCAGCCGTGCAGGAGCGGTTCAGTTCTCCCGATATGGTCAGCGCGGAGGATTTCCATACCGTGCCTGCCGCCTTATCGCCGACCACATACCAGGCGTTTTTGGTGTTTGGTTCGATCACCGCCGCGATGAAGTACCACTTGGCGTTCTCCAAAGAAAAGGACGGCGTGACCGAGGTATCCAGTATCAGAGAGCCGGAGGAATTGTAGAGCATGATCCTCGGCTTGCCACGGATGAGCGACAGATAGAATATCGGATTGCCTGTGCCTGCCCTCGTGGAGAGGAGCGGCGTGTATGTGTTACCCACGGAATAGGTGGTCGGACGCATCCAGCCACCCACGATGATGCGCTCCCCGATATTTTCAAATATCGTGCCGTCATTCGTCACGCGCAGATAGGTCTTTTCGGAGGACGGATTGTTGATGTTCATGCGAAAGTATGTGCCGAAAATGCCGTCCGTCAAAGACGCGGTCGTTCCGCTCCAATTGTTGATATATGCTTTCCGTCCTTTGCCGGAGGAATCGGCAAGGCAGGTGTCGGCGTCGGGAGCGTCATCGTTGAAACGCCACAGGCCGTCCTTCGCAAGTTCCGCAAGGAACTCGCCCGTGAAGTCCGTCTCTTTATTGAGTATTGTTTTTAAGGACATCCGCCGTCACCTCCATCTGCTCTTTGCCTGGATATCGAGCCTTGTAAATGTGGCGTTGTTCACCGCCACAGCGATCGTATTGTTGCCGACTTCAAGAGCCGGGAAATTAAGCTGCGAAAGATACGGCAGACCGTTCCGCAGCACATTGCCGTTCGAGTCCTCCACCCAGGCGGTCATCATGTCCGTATCGACCACCAGCGTTTCCGTTGCCGCAAGCGCGGCGTTCACGACCTTAAGCTGTGAGCCGTTCGTGTTGATGGTGATGTAGTTGCTCACGCCGGAAGTGATAACGCCCTTGATGCGGTAAACGGGATGGGACTCGATGTTTCCTTTCGTGCGCCTTACCGTATGATTTCCCGTGGTGATGATGGAAAATTCCTCGTCCTCCACGGCGTAGGCAAACGGATCGGGACAAAGGAACTTCAAATCGAAACTGCCCGCCGAGCGGATGAGCAGCCTTTCGCAGTCCACCTTCTCGGAGAGCCTTGCCATGAAGTACCTGTCCGGCACATCGTCAAATATAAGCTGTTTCAGCCCGTCCGCGGGATCGAGCCACAGCGCGATATCGTCCAGCACCGACACAAGAGCCGCAAAGGTTCTCTTCGGAGGAATGCTGCACGATACATTGATCTCCCTGTAGTCGAAATCCGCTCCGAAGTCTGCAATGCCGCTCTTGCCGGGAATGGACGCAGTATAGTTGCGGAGATTTCCGCACACCTGCCAGGAGGTGAGCCGCGCCTTCAGACCCATATCCGCAGATGATGTGTCGTTGTATATAAAGCCCATTCAGCCCACCTCCTTAAGCCGTTGAAAAGCGTCCCTGCGCACGGGAGCCTGTCTGTATCAAATCGTACAGTTCCTGTGAAATCCTGCGGATATCGTCCTCGCTGCGGACGATCATCTGACCGACCGAAACGAGCGCGCCGTAGGAACTGCCGCCATTCGTACCCGTTGCCCCATTTACGGCGGAGCGGACGGTCGCATCGGCGTCAAGGTTGAAATTGCTCGGCACGGCGGTCTTCATATCGTCCGCAAGACCGCTCATCACGTCCATGATGCCCTTGTTCAAATCCTGTGCGGCGTCAATCGCCACTTTCGCCGAATCATCGATACCTCCAGCAAGACCCTGGGTAAGCATATCGCCGACCCACGCCATCTCCTTGGACGGCGAGGATATTCCGAAGAAGCCCTTGATCTTACTGAGCAGGTTCGAGCAGAAACCGCTGACCTTGCTCCATAGCCAGGATGCGGCGTCCCCGATGCCGTTCCAGATACCCTTGATGAGGTTCAGACCGATTTGAGCCATCTGTGACGCACCGCTTGCAAAGCCCTTCACGATGGCGGCTATGATCTGCGGTACCGCTTTTACGATTGCCACGATGATCTGCGGCAGGTTCTTGATAAGAGCCACGAAAAGCTGAACGCCCGCCATGATGATCTTGTCGATGTTCCCGATGAGCGCATTCACGATAGATGTAATAATCTGCGGAATGGCGTTCACAATCGTGGTGATGATGGTCGGCAGGTTCTCTATCAGAGCCACAAGCAGACGGACACCCGCATCTATAAGCTGCGGTATCGCGCCGAGGACGGCGTTCAGGATGCTGTCAATGATCTGCGGTATCGCCGCCACGATTGCCGAAATGATCTCCGGCAGAGCCGTGATGAGCGAAGTCAGAAGCTGTATCCCTGCATCGATGATCTGCGGAATTGCAGCGATGATGAACTCCACAATCGCCGTGATGATGTCCGGCAGAGCCGCCACGAGGACGGGGATCGCGTCAAGGAGTCCCTGCGCCAGCCCCATAATAAGCTGAAGGGCAGCGTCCAGTATCATCGGGAGGTTCTCGATCAAGCCCTGCACGATGGTCACGATTGCCTGCACCGCCGCAGGGATGAGCGTAGGAAGTGCCTCGCCGATTCCCTGCACGAGCGTAGCGATAAGCTGCACGGCGGCTTCGATGAGGAGCGGAAGGTTCTCTATAATGGCGTTCACTATCGTCATGACCGCCTCGACCGCCGCCGGGATAAGGCTCGGCAGCAGATTCAGCAGCGTGGTAAGCACCTGGGAGAAAAGTTCCGTGACCGTCTGAAGGAGCGTGGGCAGAAGCTCCGCTACCGCTTCAAGCAGCGCGCCCGTTGCGGTAGGGAGCGCGGACACGATGTTTTCAATGATCGGCGTCACGTTCGCAACGACATCCTTGAATGCGTCCACGACATTATTGCAGAGCTGCTCCATGTCCGCATCGGCGTTGCCGAATCCCACAACAAGGTTCTGTATCGCCGCCTGCATGGAATTGATGGAGCCGGAAATGGTATGTTCCGCTTCCCGCGCGGTCGTACCCGTGATGTCCATGCTCGTCTGGATCACATGGATGGCTTCGACCACATCCGCATACGAATCGATGTTGTATTCGACCCCGGAGATAGCCTGCGCATCGGCAAGCAGACGCTCCATTTCGGATTTCGTGCCGCCGTAGCCGAGTTTGAGGTTATCGAGCATCGTATAGTTCTGCTTGGCAAAGCCCTGGTAGGCGTTCTCAATGGACGCCATGTCGGTACCCATCTTATTGGCGTTGTCCGACATATCCGTGATGGCCATGTCAGCATATTCCACAGCCTTTTCCGTATCGCCGCCCAGGGAGGATATCAGGCTTGCAGAGAAGCTCGTGACGGTCTCCATGTAGTCGTTTGCCGACATACCCGCTGTCTTATAGGCGTTCGCCGCATACTGCTGGAGCTTCTGCGAGGAATCCTTGAAAAGGGTATCGACACCGCCGACAAGCTGTTCATAGTCCGCATAGGCGGATATGACTTCCTTGCCGAGTTTTATCGCGGCGGCACCTGCAGCAGCAACGACTGCGCCCATTGCCGCACCGACAGTCTTTAAGACGGTACCGAGACCCTTGAACTTGCTCTCGGACTTTTCGGCTGCATCCCCAGCTTCATCAATTTCATCGCCCATATCGTCCGCGCTGTCGGTAACATCGTCCATTTCACGATCCATGTCCTCAAGCGCATCCTCGGCTCTGCCGTAGTTGGAGTTTGCTTCTTCCAGAGCGGCGTTGTTGTCGCTAAGTTCCCGCTCCATGTCGTTAAGGGCAGCCTCGGCGTTATTCAGCTGAATCTGCCAGCTCTGCGTCCTGCGGTCTGTCTCCCCGAAGGAATCTGACGCATTCTGGAGAGCGGAACGCAGCGTATCGATTTTCTGCCTCTGTGCTTCAATTTCCTTGTTCAGCACATTGTTCCGTGCGGACAGAGCCTGCACGGACTTGTCGTTCTTATCAAACTGCGAGGATACCAGCTTCATTTCCGAGCCGAGTACCTTGAACGACTGGTTGATGTCGGCGAGAGCCTTCTTAAATTCCTTCTCGCCTTCAACACCGATCTTCAGACCGAAATTATTAGCCATGCGTCTTTACCTCCTTCCCGTCAGATTCCATAGGGGATCACATCGTCAATCGTGAGATTCTGTTTCGGCTTTGAAATGCCGTTATACTGCTTATGGCATTCCCATAAATCCATAAACAGACCGAACGGCATCAGCCAGAACTCATCCTGCGTAAGATGAAGCTGACCGATGCCGTAATATAAAAGCCGGGTAAATAACTCTTCGTCACTTACCCGACCTGTGCGTTTTTTGAGTCTGTCTCGCTTTCGATATTGCGTTTCGTTCCTCTGTACATAGCCTCCATGATAGCGTCCTTGTAATCCGTCAGTTCCATCGGCGAGGTGAGAAGCTCAACCTCCTCCGTGGTCAGTTCCGGCTTTTTCTCATCGGGATGCTTTAAGTTGTGGACGAGGATGGTCTGGTTGCATAGTAGCGTGATGAGCCACACGATCTCATCGAGAGCCATCTCGAAGTTCTCAGACTTCATCAGCTTATCGCCCAGGTTCTCCAGCCCGCCGTAGCGTCCGGCGATTTCCTTCGTTGCCTTGGTGGTGAGGAGCATCTCATATTCCTGACCACCGATTTTTACAATTGCGCTTCTTTCATCCATTCTGCGTTACCTCCTTAACCCTCGCCCTCAAAGGTCGGTTCATAAACATTTGAGTACCAGCCTGTGATCGTTTCGGCGGTCACGCCCGTATCGTCCTCGGACACCTCCGCTTTCCAGGGATGGTTGCCCTTTGCGTCCACCTTGTTCCTGCGGTAAACCGTACCCTCGATGGTAGGCGTGGAGAACTCGATGCTCTCGCCCTTGGTGGTAAGGTTCGTTGCAGGGATGCCGAAAATGACGCGGTAGAGCCAGAAGTATCTGTACTTGCCGTTCGCTTTCTTTGCACGGAAACCAATAGCCACGGGATCGCCGCCGTCCTCGGATGCGGATACAAGCACGCCGTTATCGTCCACGGTCGCACCCGTAAGGTCTGCCGCCACGGAAAGACCGATGTTGTCCACGCCGAGGGAGAGCGTCCCGCTCTGGAACTCTTTCACGACCTCCGCCGCGCCGTCATCGGCGTAAAGAGTAGCCTCGGCAAGTTCCACGGACAGTTCCGCTGTCATTGCCTTGGCAAGGGACACGGGAGTCGCATAGGTCTCGTTGCCGTTTGCGTCCTCCGTGATCTTGGAATAGAAAAGTTTATCAAGACCGATTGTTGCCATAATGTTCAATCCTCCGTTTCATAAAGTTTCGCCACGTCAATGGCGTAGTGGTGGAAACCGGTATCGTCCTCGTGTCCGATGTACCGCCTTTCCGTGATAACAAAATCAGCGGCAAGGAGCGCCTTGCAGAGCCGCTTCTTCCGCTGCATATAATTGCCCCTGGAGAACAGGGAGAGCCTTGCCTCCTGTGTCTCGTATCCGGGAGCATCGTCCGCATGAAGCTCGTAGGTGTCCGCAAGCGGAGTCACCACCACATATTCATCCGGCGGCTCATCCGAGAATACTCCCGTCTCCACAGGAAGACCGCAGCCTGTGACCACGGTCTTTATTTCCGATAACAGGCTCATATGCCGTTCACCTCCGATTCCAGTTTTGCCTTCATCGCTTCAATGGCAGCGCTTTTGGACGAGGATTTCGCAGGCTTCAGGAACGGTTTTGCAGGCTGTCCGCTTTTGCCGTATTCGAGGATGGTAGCAATCTTGGCGTTGCTGTCACCGTCAGACCTCGGTTCGGCAAAGCCGACCTTCGCATTGAAATCGCCGTTCTTATCCTGCAGGGCAGGTGTGGTGCCAAGAGAAGACAAAAGCTCTCCCGTGGAACGGGATGGCAGTTTTGTTCCGCTGCCGATAACAGATGCCAGGTTGGAGCGCACCTTGCTTTCCACGACCTCCGCGCCTGCGTCCAGCACCTTTGGAATGATGGTGTCGGTCTTATCCGCAAGCCGTGATATCTTCATGAGGAACTCCTCCGGCATTTTCCATGTTGCTTTAGCCACTCTGTTTCACCTCCTCGACCAGCACCTCAAGGTACATACCTTTTCCGCGCACATCCTCCACGGAAGTGATCTCAAAGGTATGCCCGTTACAGAGGATTCGCATTTCCGTGGTGACCGTAACGCCTGGGATAACGCGGAAACGGAAAAGGTCGGTGGCAGTCGAGAACTGCGCCATGTTCGCCCATTTCTCGCTGCCGTGCCGACCTTCCCGGTAAGCCCGTACCTCTGCAACAGTCACATCCGATTCCGTCTTAAAGCCCTCATCGTCCGTGGTGTGCTGTTTTGCCACGATAGTGATGATGGTGTTCATTTTTCCGAAACTCATGGTCACACCTTCCAATCCCGGTCGAGCCGAAGGAGAAGGTTGACCGTGTTCCATACCTGCTGTGCGGAACTCACATGGTCGGAGAAGAAACCGCCCGTGGAGCCGTCCCGCGACTCATAGAAGTGGCTTGCCAGCATGATGACAGCCTGCTCCGTGGTCGCGGGCATTGCGTTCTCCGTGTAGTATCCTTCCGCGATATGCTGATAACTCTCCGCATAGGAAACGGCGGCAGTGATGTACTGCGAAAGCAGCTCATCATCCGCCGAATGCTCCAGTATCAGATTGGCTTTTACTTTCTCAAGCAGAGTATCCATCACCGCCGCCTCCTTTCCTTATCAAGAGCCGCTGGTAGCCTTCATCTTGAGGAGCTGGATGCCCTCCGGCAGGATGACCTTGCCGTCCACGCGCTCCGTAGCCACATAGCCGATCTGGCCGTTGGTAGCGTACAGTTCGTTCAGACGCTGAACGGTTCTGCCTGCGCGGTCGCCGATCCAGTAGTTTTTGAAATCGCCGAATGCCACGGTCAGCGCCCCAGCCGCCACAGTCGGAACATACGGAGAGGTATAAAGTTCATACCCCAGGAGTCTGTCAGGCTCCCCGGCCTGAAGCGAAGGCTGCCAGAGATACGCATCGTTTTTGTCCTTCAACTTGCGGATAATGGATACCGTAGCATCGTTCATGAGGAACTTTGCGTTCCTGCGGTACGGAGACTTCAGCGCATACACGAGGCTGATAAGCTCATCCGCAGTGATGGCGTTGTTTGCCGCCGCAGTAACGCCGACCGTGCCGCCGTTCGCGGTAAAGATACCCGTAGGCTGATTGGTGCCGGTACCCACGCAGAACGCTTCCTCCTCGGCGATACCGAATGCTCTCGCAAACTCCTTCATGAGGTAGTCCTCGATATCGAAAGCGGAATCCTGGAGAAGCTCCACGCTCACGCGGGCAAGGTCGGTCAGCTTGAAAGCATCGATCTGCTTCTGACCGAAAGTAGGATTGCTCTCGGTATAAGCGGCGTTCTCCGCAGTCCACTGTGCGGTAGAGTGACCCGTGGCAACTGGAATCTTGCGCTCATGCTGCGTAGTGATGACCTTGGCGAGGGAACGGATCACGTTCTCCTCCTCAAGGGCAGTCACGATGTCGCGCTCGAAATCCTCCGGCACGAGGTAGCCGCCGTCAGCATCCACACCCTCGGAGAGGACGTTGTGGACGAGCACCTTGCCGCGAAGGTGGCGATCGAAGTCCTCCTTATAGGCATCGGACGCACGACCGACCTTGTCAGGCTTAAGGGACGCAGCCCTTTCGGGAGCCTCGGTGATCGGCTGGTTCACGGGCTTGTTCAGTTCTGCTTCGATAGCGTCCCTGCGCTCCATGCGCTTGATCTCGTTGGTGAGGCTGTCAAGGTCACGCTCCATCTTGGAGTAAGTGGCGTCATCCTCTGCGGAAAGGACGCCCATGTCGTTCCTGTGGGTATCGAGGAATCCCTCCATCGTGTTCCACAGCTTTGCTCTCTTGTTTCTCATCTCTGTAATAGTCATGATAAAAATCCTCCTTGCTTAAAGCAGTTTTTTGTAAAGAGACGCCCTCAGTTCATCGACCGGGCGTCCTTCGGGTTTCTTTTCCGGCTTGCGAGGTGCCTTGCCGGAAATCTTGTTAATGAGGGAGCGTTCCACCGCAGATGCGGAAAACTCGTAGCCCTCGGTGTCGGCTGCGGACTCACGCTTGCCATCCGTTAAAATGCCGTCAGCAAATCCAAGTTCAATGGCTTTCTTTGCGTTCATCCAGGTGGTATCGTCCATCATGTGGGAAAGCTGCGTGTGCGACAGCCCCGTCTTGATCTCATAGGCGTTGATGATGCTTTCCTTGACCTCGGAAAGCATATCGATTGCCTTTTCCATATCAACATGATCGCCGAACGCCATCGTTGCCGGGTTATGGATCATCATCAGAGCGGTAGGAGCCATCAGCACCTTCGTACCCGCCATAGCGACCACCGATGCCGCAGACGCAGCGATACCGTCAATCTTGACGGTCACATCGCCCTTGTAGTCCATCAGCATGGTGTAAATCTGACTGGCTGCGATGCAGTCCCCGCCGGGCGAGTTGATCCAGATGGTGATGGGACCGCTGCCCGCGAAAAGTTCCTCCTTGAACATTGCCGGCGTGATATCGTCATCGAACCAGCTTTCCTCGGCAATCGTGCCGTACAGTTCAAGAACTCTCTCTGCGGACGGCTCTTCGTCCGTCTGATTTTTCCAATTCCAGAACTTCCTGTCCTTCATCGGATTCGTCCTCCTTTCCGTTGTTGTCTGTATCTGCAAAAGCGCCCGCCTGTGACAGCGGGAGCATATTGCCGTTTATGAGGTAGAGATCGCCGCCGTCCTCTGTAGAAATGCGGTCGAGGTTCTCCAGTTCCCGGATATCATTTGCGCTCATCCATCCGTTCTGCCTTGCCGTAGCATAGCCGTTCATTCGGCTGGCGTAGTCTCCTCGGAGCAGACCTTCTACATTAAATTTCACGAAGTAGGTCTTTTTCTCATCAGGAGCAAGGAGCGTCCTCTGTATCGACTGCTCCCATCTGATTACCCAGGGATCGAGCGTGTACTTCACGAACTCAAGGCTCTGCTGCTCAATGTTGGAGAAGCTGCTCTTTTCCAGATCGCCCACCATGTGCGGAGGCACACGGAATATCCTCGCTATCTCGTTTATCTGGAACTTGCGCGTTTCGAGGAACTGCGCCTGCTCCGGCGATATGGAAATAGGCGTGTATTTCATGCCTTCTTCCAGCACCGCTATCTTGTTGCTGTTCGCCGAGCCGCCGAAGGTCTGTTGCCAGCTTTCTCTCACCTTGCTTGGGTCCTTGATCGTTCCCGGATGCTCCAACACACCGCTCGGAGCAGCGCCGTTTGCGAAGAACTTGCTACCGTATTCCTCGGTTGCTATCGCAAGCCCTATAGCGTTCTTTGCCATCGCAATCGGCGAGTAACCCACAAGCCCGTCAAAACCGAGTCCCGGAATATGCAGCACATCGGACGGTCGAAGGATTACCGAATCGCCCTTCATGGTGTGCGCTTCATCGGACGAACGCTGGTACTGGTAATAAAGCTGTCCGTTCACATCGCGGTTGACGGTCATCTTGTTTGGCATCAGTGGATACAGTGCCACGATCTGTCCTTTACCGTTGCGGATGATCTGCGCATAGGCGTTTCCCCATAACAAAAGATGAGTCATCAGCGTTTCTCTGAACACGAATGAACTCATCTCCGGATTCGGCTCGTCATGGAGCAGAAGGTATAACGGATGGTCGATGGCTTTCTCCTTGCCGCCGTCCTCCTTGTAGCGGTACATATGAAGCGGCAGTCCTGCGATGGCTTCCGATAGGATACGCACACAGGCGTACACCGCTGTCATCTGCATCGCGCTCCGCTCGGTCACCAGTTTGCCGGAGGAAGAACCGCCCAGGTAGAAGGCATAACTGCTGCCCGGCGTCCTGTTCTCAGGCTTGTCCCTCGATTTGAACAGTCCCGAAAAAATACTCATTTCTCATCACGCTCCTTCCTCAAAAAACCAGAAGCCCTCTGGTATCGTATACGCTTTCGCCCGTGTCGTTCCCGCAACGGATGGCACGGTCAAGCCCCATGATGGTCGCAATCGCACCATCGATCTTTTCTGTAGATTTCTCCTTGTCCGCCTTGATGTTCCCGGCGGGGTCCGTGCGGATATAGATGTTGTCCATCATCCAGCGCAGGACGGGATGCCCGCCGTGTGCGATTTTCTCCTCCAAGGTCAGTTTCATCAGTTCCTTGGTCGGTGGGGACATATCCTTGAAGCCCTGTCCGAAGGGAACGACCGTAAATCCCATTCCCTCAAGGTTCTGCACCATCTGCACGGCTCCCCAGCGGTCAAAGGCAATCTCACGGATGTTGAACCGCTCTCCGAGCCGTTCGATAAACTTCTCTATATATCCGTAATGAACCACGTTTCCCTCCGTGGTCATGAGCAAACCCTGACGCTCCCACAGGTCATAGGGAACATGATCTCTTTTCACACGAAGATCGAGTGTCTCTTCCGGCACCCAAAAATAAGGAAGGATACTGTATTTGTCCTCCTCGTCCTGCGGCGGGAACACCAGCACGAACGCCGTGATGTCCGTGGTGCTTGAAAGATCAAGCCCACCATAACAGATACGGCCTTCCAGATCGTCCTCGGAAACGGGGAACGCGCAGGCATCCCATTTGTCCATTGGCATCCATCTGACCGACTGTTTCACCCATTGATTCAGACGCAGTTGCCGGAAGGCGTTCTCCTCGCCGGGATTCTGCTGTGCGGAATCACACGCCGCCTTGACCTTGTCAATGCCGACCGTGATACCGAGGGAAGGATTGGCTTTCTTCCAGACCTCCGGGTCCGTCCAGTCCTCATCCTCCGCCGCTCCGTATATAACGGAATAGAATGTCGGGTCAATCTTCCGTCCCGCCTGTATATCCAGTGCTTTCTGATGCACCTCGTAGCAGATGGAATTCGTATCATTGCCCGCCGTGGTGATCAGGAAGTAAAGCGGCTGCATCCTCGCATCGCCGGAGCCTTGTAGCATGACGTCAAACAGCTTTCTATTCGGCTGGGTATGCAGCTCATCGAAGATAACGCCGTGCGTGTTGAAACCGTGCTTGTTCGCTACGTCCGCCGAAAGCACCTGATAGGATGAATTTGTCGGCTTATACACGAGCTTCTTCTGCGATTCCAGTATCTTCACGCGCTTGGCAAGAGCCGGGCAGAAACGCACCATGTCCACGGCAACATCGAACACGATCTTTGCCTGGTTTCGGTCTGCGGCGCATCCATACACCTCGGCGCGTTCTTCGCCGTCACCGCAGAGGAGCAGGAGCGCCACTGCCGCAGCAAGTTCGCTCTTGCCTTGCTTTTTCGGTATCTCGATATACGCCGTGTTGAACTGACGGTAGCCGTTCGGTTTCAGAATCCCGAAAATGTCCCGTATGATCTGCTCCTGCCAATCGATCAGTTCGAAGGGCTTACCAGCCCATGTTCCTTTGGTATGGCAGAGCGACTCGATGAACATGACGGCATAGTCGGCGGCTTCCTTATCGTAGTGAGATGTCTTAGCCATGAACTCGGTGGGCTTGTATTTCTTCAGTTTTCGCACTCTCACCACCTCCCAAATGGCATAAAAAATAGCCGCATCTCTGCGACCTTCCAAAATGTATCTGTACGAGAGACAGAGCCTTTCGGCTCGTCCCTTTGGTTATTCTTTTCGCTGTGTTTTACTGCTGCATTGCCCAGGCGATCGCGTGGCCGTCATCTTCGAACTCGACCTCGCTTGCCGCCCTCAGTCCAATCGTCCCTTCGCAGGTATGGTCATCGTCAAGGAACTCGTAGGTTGCGCCGAAGTAGCAGGGCTTGTTCTGCCCGTTGTAGTATTATCCCGCGATGACCACCTTGTCTCCGAAGGTCAGCAGCTTGCTCCATCGGCATTCCAAATCCTCCGGCGTGGTGGGATTCGGCAGTCTGTATTTTCTCATTGCATCGTTGATCGTCATTTTCGTGTCCTCCGTTTGCTTTGTTTTCCCTTTCGGTATGTACATATATCACTCTGAACCACATTATTATCAAGTCATTTTCGAGAAATATATGTACCAGATATCCGCTGCAGGAATTGTGTATTTTACTCCTGTGTGTGACGGTGGATCGTCTCGATGATTTTCTCCTGCTCCTCGGCATCCACGCCGATGGACTGGAGTGCCTGCCTCGTTCCGCAGTCCGGGCAGATGAGCGTTTTGTTGTCCGTCCTCGATAGAGCCGGAACACCGTGGTAGGTCTTTCCGCACAGCGGGCAGACCGCCATCCTTATCACGTTATCCTTCATAGCCGCATACCTCCCTGCATTTATCATAAGCATCGAGCAGAATGTTCTTGTCAAAATAAAAGGTATCGTACCCCTCAAGGCAAGTCCTCATATAGAAATTGCTCGGTACTCCAATCGGCCTGTCCTCATGCATGATGTATGCGAATGCCGTCACCGACCTGCGCTTTCCCGTGCGGATGCCCTTGTACTTCAGCTTGATGTCCTTTTTGTAGTAGAAGGTGGGGAATCCCTCGTAGCGGTCAAGAGCCGCCTCATCCGAATCCGTGACTTCCCAGATCACTACGGGAACCGTGCCGCTTTCGCATTCCTCAATCGTGAGGTAGGAGCCTGTCTTGCTTCCTTTAAAAAGCAGCTCCCAGCCCGTGAGGTTCGCCGTTCCGAGGATTGTGGCGCGTGGACAACGCATCCGCATCTGCGGAACATTGAGGTTGCTGCCGTAAGCGATGTAGTATCTCTTTGCCATAGTCTTTACCGTCCTTTCCGAAGGAAATGTCCTTCTACCACCTTAAGCCCGCCGTGGCGGGTTAAGATGTGCCTCTGGGCTGCGTCCTTCAAGCGGCGGCTCTGCCGTGTCTGAATGCCGTATCCCCGGAAAGGTTGCGGGTAAGGAAGTCCCTCGCCGTTGCGAATTCCTCTCCAATGAATCCGAGGCGGAGGAGCCAAGTCCTCATGGCGTATTTCGGATTCTCGTTCTGCTGCGGTTTCGGGCTTGCCGTTCTCACGTCCTTTGCCATCTGGCTGAGTGCGAGGCAAAGCTGAATGTAGCTTTTCAACTGCCCTGCATGGATGCCGCCCTTGCGCTCCGCTGTCGGCTCATCGAACTGGAAAAGCCTGAACTCGATGGTGCCCTTCGTGAAGGTAGCATGGTAGTTAAGCATATGGTAGCGGCTGTCGTTGTAGTGTTGGCTTCTGCCGTAGTCGGCGTTCTGTGAGCCGTACCAAATGTCCGCAAGCGCCGCCATCGTCTTTGGCTTCCGTGCATTGACCTTCTTAAGGAAGTTCGGGTCCACCGTGCGGCAGTATCTGTCCATGCGGTATCGGTCGAGCTTCAAAGCCTCGGCGATCAGGCTCTCATGGCTTGCCATGATGTTGGCGAGGTTGCGGAGCGTCTGCGGCGTGTGGCCGTTCGCTCCGATGTGGATGTGGACTCCGCATCCCCGGCCTGCATCGCTCTTTGCTCCTGCGTGGCGAAGCTGTCTGCAAAGTTCCTGCAAGGTTTCAATATCGCTGTAGGTAAGAATCGGCGTGACCAGTTCACATTTTTCATCGTCCGGTCCGCTGATGGAAACGTCCCTCTGGAATTTCCACTCGCGTCCTTCGCCGTCCCAAGCCGACCAGGTGTAGTACCCGTTGCGGCTTGCCGTGTTCTCGTACCTGCCTGTTCCGAAGAAGTCGGCGGCAATCTTCGCAGCCTTGCTCCTCTTGATGCTGTTCATCTCGACCTCGACCCCGATGGTCTGGTTCTTCATCTCGGTAATCTGTCTCTCTGTCCTTGCGTTCATGGTGTGTGCCTCCTTGAAAATCCTTTGTTTTCCGCGGGGTTCGTTCCCTTCGGTGTGTCTATATATCACTCTGAAGCACACTTATATCAAGTTAATTCTCGCCATAATGTACACGAATATCAGCCTTATATTTCGGCTTGAATTGTGTAGATCAGCCCGTGATTTTTCGGACGATATCCTCGCCATAAACCACGTTCAGACCGCTGCCTGTGTCCCACCGCATGAGGAGTGAGCCGGTATCGTCCACGCCGAGAACGGTTCCTTTCGTTCCGGCAGGCGGAGCCTGCGCATCGTCCATCTGCACAAGCTCTACTCGTGTGCCTGCAGGGTACTCCATACGGATGCGGTCGACCGTTTCCTTATTCGGAAATCTCATGCTCGGCACCTCCGTTTTTGAAAGCCGATGAGCCTGTGAGGTTCTTCAGCAGGATTTTTCGCTCGACCTTGTACTCCGCGCCGATGAAGCCCAGCCGCAGGAGGAAGCAGCGGAATGCATACTTCTCGTTGTCTACTTCCTTTTCCGTGGCGGTCACCCGCTTGGCGTTCCTTGCCATCTCGCAGAGTGCGGAGACAAGGTGCATATAGGCTTTTGCGGAATCACCGTCCATCTGCGTGAACCAGGGGAAGGATACCTTCTCGTCCGTCACCTCAATAGGAAGGCTGTCCGCGCCGAGCGCCTTTTTCATAAGCGCCGCTTTGGAATTCACGATCCTCTGCAGGTTCTCAATGGCTGCATCCGAAAGGCTGTCCCTCGGAACCGCCACCGTAAGCCCGTCTATGGCCTCCTGTGCCGCATTTTCCTCAGTCTCGGATACTTCCTGGACCTCAGAATCCGCGCCGTCCTGCGGCTCACATTCAAAGCCTGCGGCGGCGATGGCTTCAAGCACCTGCTCGACCTCCTCGCTGTCGGCGCGGTCATCGAAGAGGAGCGTCCCGTCCTTGGTGACCGTGAAGTAGTCGATCTCGTAGTTGCAGGTCGGCATGAATTTGTATTCTGCCTTTGCTCCCGTGGTGTCGGCGATGACCTTTACCAGTTCCTTGCGCCTTGCGCCTGTTACGTTGTACTTTACTTGCATTGTGTTTACCTCCGTTTTCGCTTGTTTTCTGTGCCTTCCGGCGTGTATATACATCACTCTAAAGCCCCGAAATAGCAAGCGAATATCGGATTTTTCTCTGTAGAATTACCGCCGGATTATTCGGTCGGGAACTGTGAGTAATACACAATGCCCGAAAGCACGAAAACCACGCACGGCAGAGCCACGCCGTTGCCCCACATCTTATACTCCGCAGAATCGGAATACGGATCGGCAAGCCACTTTTTTATCTGCTTCGATGTCTTGGGCTTGCTGCCGGGAGCGGTTGCCATCCGCCAGGTCTCGAACACCTTGTACCAATAGTACAGTTCCTCATCGGACGGCTTTACCGTGCCGAGATCATCGCACCACCAGTCCGGGAAGCCCTGCAGCCTTGCGCACTCGGTTGGCGTGAGCCTGCGGACGATATAATACGGTTCTTCTGATATGGTCGGCGGGTCCTTGTAGTCCGTAGCGACCAGCGTGTTCGCCACATCCTCCTCGGCTTCCGTATGATAGGAATTCTTGCTCGTGGTATAGACGGGATGCGCCACCGCACCCGGTCCCTTCGCCACCATCGTAGGCTCGACTTCTTCCTCGACTGCGATACCGAACTGCGCGTTCTGCCCCATGTTATAGGTAGCTCGGTCGATTCCGTATGCCACGCCATGCTGCTCCGTGGCGTTCAGCGTAAAGCTGACATTGTCCTCGGAGTAACCGCTGCCCTTATGGGATGGTCTTGCACCATTGCCCTCAAGAGCTACTACAGCCATGCCTCCTTGGTTGCAGGAGGGATTGCCGCCGTTCCCGTCAAGCGTCCGTGAAGTATCTGCTTTATAAAAGCCGCTGTGCGGATTGTCAGATTTCATGGCGTTACTCTCTTTGGAGCAGATGCCGAAAGCGGTCGGAACGAACAATGTCTGGTCGTTATTGCATCCGAGCGTAGCGGACTTATCGTCCTGGATCAGCGCACCCTTGCCACCGCCTTCACAGCCGGAGCGAATCTTCAGAGTTTTCGGTGTCTCCACCACGAACGGCTGGTTATTGCCGCCTGTGCCGAAAGTGGAAAGGACGGTCTGTGCCACATCGAGCGGTCCCGTGTATCTGGAATCCTGCGAGTGGTTCTCGAATACCAGCGGAGGATGATGGCTTTCCGCACGGAGCGTGTTCGTCACATCCTCAGTCAAGTCCATCCGCTGCCCACCTTGGTCGTTCAAGCAGAAAATGCCTGTCTCTCCAAAGCCCTCGCCAGCATCAGCGGCAGCTCCTTGCCACGAGCGGAAGCTCTCCGCAGAATACCCAGACATGCCTTCTGACTCAAATAGTATTTTTCCGGCACTCCCGCCTGCAAAATCTGCGACAAGGTAGATGCGTTTTCTTCTCTGGGGAACTCCCCAATACTGAGCGTCAAGCACTCTCCAGGCAACGGAGTAACCGTCTCCCACGATGCTTCCTGCGGACTGCCACTTCTTAACTGAAGGAACAGATACGGTTTCGTCTGCGATGCGGCAGACGCTTTCGAGGACGCATCGGAAGTCCTCTCCCTTGTTTGAGGAGAATGCCCCAGGGACGTTCTCCCACACGATGTATCTTGGATATTTGCCATTGGTAGCACACCTCATTTCCTTTATGATTCGGACGGCTTCATAGAAAAGCCCGGAGCGGTTACCGTCCAGACCCTCGCGTTTACCAGCTATGCTCATATCCTGGCACGGCGAACCGAACGTGATGATATCCACAGGCTCAATGCTCCCGCCATCCATTTTGGAAACATCGCCATAGTGCTTCATATAAGGCAGCCGTTTGGTGGTCACCCTAATAGGAAACGGCTCGATCTCCGATGCCCACACGGGAGCAATGCCGGAAATCAAGCCGCCCAAAGGAAAACCGCCGGAGCCGTCAAACAGGCTACCGAGCGTCAGTTTATTCATCGGACACCTCCAGTTCTGCGAAGGTGTATGTCTTGCCGTCCCTCTCCACGGAAACGCTGTCCGCAGAGCCGACCTGCTCGATGTACCGCTTCACGATGACATCGCAGTATTTCTCATCCAGTTCGATAGTGTAACAATCCCTGTCGGTCTGCTCACAAGCAATGAGCGTACTGCCGCTGCCGCCGAACGGATCGAGGATGAGCGTGTTGCTCATGGAAGAATTCTGTATCGGATACGCCAGGAGCGGAATGGGCTTCATGGTCGGATGATCCGTGTTCTTCTTGGTTTTCTCGAACTCCCATATCGTGGTCTGCTTGCGGTCGGCGTACCACTGGTGCTTTCCGCTTTTCTTCCATCCGTAGAGACAAGGCTCATGCTGCCATTGATACGGTGAGCGTCCAAGCACCAGGCTCGGTTTCTTCCAGATACAGCAGCCGGAGAGATAGAATCCCGCGTCCGAGAATGCTTTGCGGAAGTTCAGCCCCTCGGTGTCCGCATGGAACACATAGATGGACGCATCGTCCGCCATGACCTTTTCAATATTTGAAAAGGCATCGAAAAGGAACTGGTAGAACTTCTCGTCCGCAAGGTTATCGTTCTTGATCTTCCCGGCGGTACCTTCGTAGTTCACATTGTACGGAGGATCGGTCACCACAAGGTTTGCCTTCCGTCCCTGCATGAGCGTGTTGAAGGTTTCCGCTTTCGTGGAATCGCCGCAGACAAGCCTGTGCCGTCCGAGCGTCCACACATCTCCACTCTTGGAGAAGGTCGGCTTCTCAAGTTCGGCATCCACATCGAAATCGTCCTCCTGCACATCGGTATCGTCCTTGAACAGGTCGGACAGTTCCTTTTCGTCAAAGCCCGTGAGGGACAGGTCGAACGCCTGCGCCTGCAATGCTTCGATTTCCACGCGCAGAAGTTCCTCGTCCCATCCGGCGTCCATCGCCATGCGGTTGTCGGCGATGATATACGCTTTCTTCTGCGCTTCCGTCAGATGGTCGGCAAAGACACACGGTACTTCCGTTATGCCTTCCTCTTTCGCCGCAAGAATACGACCGTGGCCGGCGATAACGCCAAAGTCACGGTCGATGATGACGGGATTGATGAAGCCGAATTCCCGGAGGGAGGATCGCAGCTTGTTTATCTGTTCCGGGGAGTGGGTACGCGCGTTATTCACATACGGTACGAGTTTTCCAATCGGAACGAGCTGCATTTCACTCGTTGTCTTCATAACGCTTCACCGCCTCCCTTAATTCTCTATATTTGTCGGTATGTTCCCAGGTGGGATAACCGTTGCCGAAATGCCCGTATGCGGAATACTCCTCAAAGGAGCAGTTCCGCAGGCAAAATTCGTTGATAATCGCCGCCGGACGCATATTGAAGACATCGTTCACAGCCTTGGCGATCACTTCATCGCTGACCTTTCCCGTGCCGAACGTATCGATCTGGACAGCCACGGGATCGGCCTTGCCGATGGCGTAGCTGATTGCGACCTGGCACTCCTTTGCCAAATCAGCGGACACGATGTTCTTTGCGATACACCTTGCCATGTACGCGCCTGAGCGGTCGACCTTCGTGGGGTCCTTGCCGGAGAACGCGCCGCCGCCATGAGCGCCGAGTCCGCCGTAGGTATCCACCATCAGTTTTCTGCCCGTCAGTCCTGTATCCGCCTTGGGACCGCCCTCCACGAATCTACCGGAGGGATTGACGAGAATTTCTGTATCGGCATCAAACGGGAACTTGGTAAATACGGGATGCAGCACCTCGGCGATGATTTCGCTCTTTAACACATCCAAGTCCTTATCCTTGTCGTGCTGAACGGATACCACGATGGTCTTTATGCGCTTCGGCTTTCCGTCCTCATACTCCACCGTGACCTGCGCCTTGCCGTCCGGCTTAATGCCGTGGATGAGGTTGTCGCGCCTTACCGTGTCCAGTCTTTTACATATTTTGTGTGAAAGAAGGAGCGGCAGGGGAATATACTCATTCGTCTCATTCGTGGCATAGCCGTAAACGGTACCCTGATCGCCCGCGCCCAGGTTGGCATAGCAGGAGGTATCGCCGTTCCTTGCTTCGATACTCATATCCACACCGCCAGCGATATCGCGGCTCTGCTTTCGGATAAACACATAGATGAGAAAGCCGTAGGGATTGTATCCGACCTTCTCCAATGCCCTGCGAACGATGTAACGGATATCCACTGGCTTCGAGCAGGTGATCTCACCCGCAACGATGATACGCCGTCCCGCCGCCATGACCTCGCAAGCTACGCGGGAGGACTTGTCTTTGTAAAGGCAGGTGTCCAAGATGCTGTCGGCGATGAAGTCGCACAGCTTGTCGGGATGTCCTGAGCATACGCTTTCCGCTGTCTTATAAGTTTTCATGTCCATATCTCCATTTCTTTTATTTTCTGTTCCTTGCGCGGAGTAGCCGCTCCATCAGATCGTCCTGTGGGCTTGCGCCGTCATATTCCACGGAGCAGTTCTCCCGCACGATCTGGTAGATTTGGAACCAGTCCGCATTGACCTGTTTCTTGTAATCGCGGCTCATGGACACATAGGGCGATGCGATGGCGTTCCCCGTGGTGGGATGCTTAGCAAGGTAGCCGAACTCGGATATCGCTTCCTCGCACTGAATCCACCGCGCCACGCTCATCGCATACTGCTCGATCAGCTGGTTGTTTACTAACATTTCACAGCCGCGGGCTTTGAGCCACAGCCACGTCTCTCTGAAAATCTCCTCGGCACACAGGTCGCTGCCGTTTTTCTGCTTTGCTTTGAGATAGTCCCTGACGGGAGGAACATCCTCGCCCTGGATATCCGCAGGCTCCGGCAGATCGTCCGGCATCACCAGCGTTCCCTTTGCCGTACCGTCCTGTATCTTGTCCACGAGCGGTTTCCTTTTCGGACCCGTTCCCGGTCTGGGACCGCCCCTGTTGGTACCGTCTTTTGCCACATTCTCACCTCCGATCTGCATTCACCGGGTTAATACCCCGTTTGAATACGAAAATTTGCACACGAAGCCCCAGGCCGCTGTCCGCATAAAGGACCCGCAGAGATTTTGACCGCCCCTCCCAATCAGCTGCGAATCTGTCTGTCACCCATTTCAAGATGAATCTTGGTGTGGCAGGACTGACAGAGCGACATGAGGTTGCTCTCACGATGATCGCCGCCTCGGGAGATGGGGAGGATATGGTGTACCTCTTCCACGGGAGTCAACCGTCCTTCCTTAAGGCACCGCTCACACAGAGGATGCGCCGCAGCATAACGGTCACGAATTCTCTTCCAGGCTCGGCCGTACTTCTTGTTCGTGTCGGGACTGCGCGTGTGTTTGTTGTACTGCTGTGCGGCAAGTCTCTGATGCTCTTCGCAATATTGACCGCCCTCGACAGCCAGCCTTGGACATCCGCTTGCAGCGCACCCGCGCCTTGGTCTCCTCGGCATACAAATCACCTCGCTTTCCGGACATAAGAAAAGCCCCGGAAGGATTGCTCCTCCGAGGCTCGTCTTACTCTACTTTGCTATTGTAATCATACCATAGGTCAAGTGTGCCATACTGTGCCAAACCGTGCCAACTTTCAATCCGGGACAGAAAAATTCTGAAGAGCCGACCCATGTATGCGATGCACCGTGCGCAGCGACACGTTCAGCATCCGGGAGATTTCCTCCCAAGTACAGTCGTCAAGGTAGCGGTAACGGAGTACCAACTGTTCGTCACGGTTTTCCAGCTTATCTATCGCAGTGTTGATTTCTTCCTTGAGCCGTACAAGGTATGTGATCTTTTCCTCCACGCTCCGCTGAATCTCGTCTATCTTCTCAAGACACCTGACGAAGGGAGCCTCTGTCGGACGGTTGGGATTATGCGGCATTCCGTCAAACCTCATGCCTGAGACGCCGCTCGATAAATCCTTCCAGTAGTCAATCTCACGCAGGCGGCAGTTGATGAGTGCGTCCAGGTGCCGCGCCTGGTTCAGATATTCTTTTGCGGTCATGCGTCCACCTCCATTTGCAGGGAGCGGATCAGCATCTCGCCATCAACACTCGTAAGTACCGAGAACCACCCGGAACGGAAGAATCTCTCGATTTCGTCCTTGTCCGCCATCGCCGTCCTGTTCCTCGGATTCGCCTTAAGGCTTTTAAGAGCCATGCGGTAATCCTTCGCAGCCTGCAGGATGATGGCGTTCGCCAGGTTCTCGTAGTTTGTGATGTCGCTCATGTGCGATACCTCCCTTTGTCGGAAATAGGCATCGTTGCAATGGAGCGATGTATCTTTGTATCAGCGCAGGGAACCGCTTACCACGGTTCGCACCTCGTCCACCGAGCGTACCACCAGGGCAGTGCCGCCGGCTGCGAGGATTTTTCGGATTGTCGCTTCCTGGAGTTTCGTAGGCTTGCCGCTATCGGTCTTGACCTCGAATCCGTAGAAATGACCATTAATGCAGGCAATGATATCGGGAATGCCCGCCGTCCCATACATACCGACGTGTTCTTTCCAGCAGAAGCACCCCGGCACGGTCTTAAGGTACTTCATGATCGCTTTTACAATGTCCGCTTCTTTCATCTGTTCCTAAAACCTCCGTATTTTCAACGCTTGGAACACATGGAACACGAGAAATCCTATTTTCATATATTTTTTGTAACGAAAATCGAGGTATATAAAAATATGTGTATTATATATGGGGAGATAGGATTTTGGTGTTCCTACGTGTTCTCGTGTTCCAAAGATGCTCGTGGAAAGGCTGCCGGGATTCATCATCCCAGCACCTCTCCGAGCCTTATCCCCATTAAAATGCGCCTTTTCGCCATGCGGTCAATATCCCTTGTCACATCGGGGAACGCCGCCGTGATCTGCTGCACAAAGTTCTTCTGCGAGTACGGTTTCAGACCGCATTCCTCGCAGTAGCCCTTATATGCGTTGAACAGTTCCGTGGACCCGGCGCTATATTCAGCGTCCAGTTCGCAGTAGTCCTTCACAAACGACAGCACGGAATCCGACTCCTCGCGGTACTGCTGCAGCTCGTCCGCATTGACCTGCGTTTCGGAGAACACATAGTGATTGTTCATCAGCCTGCGCAGCCCTTCCAAAGCAAACAGGAAAATGCCGTCTGCCTCCATGCGGAACTTCTCCAGCAGTTCAGGATCGCGCTTGTCCTGCGGCACAGTATGGTTGAACCGTATGATGATGAGCCTGCGGTAAAATCCCTCCGACTTATCGCCGTAGTTCTTCGGTATGCTGTTACATGAGAACAGGAGCCTTGCGCTCGACTGGAACGAGAACGGATTCTTGTTCTTTTTCTCCACGGTCAAATAGTCTTCGCCGACAAGAGCCTTGAAGATGCCGTTATCGTCAATGTTCTTCGTAGGCAGGTCGGCAAAGATGTTAGCCAGCTTGCCGAAAAGCTCCGCCGTCTTGAACCGCTCGTTCAGAGCCTGCCATGACACATTTGACACGTTCTGCTTGCCGAGAAGCACATCGTTCAGCACCCGCAGCAGCACCGACTTTCCGGCTGACGCCACGCCCACAATGACAAAGCACTTCTGCGCCGAGTTGACCGGGATAAGGAAATAGCCGAGCATCTCTTGAATCAGGCCGACCTGCTCCATATCACCGCCCATCGACTCCGCAAGGAACTTCTTAAACAACGGGCAGTCCGCCTTTTTGTCATAGGTCACATTCAACTGCACCGTAGAGTAATAATCCGGCGTGTGTTCTGTCAGCGTATCCTCCAGCACGTTGTATAAGCCATTGCGGACATTGATGATGTAGGGATTTGCGTTCAGTTCGCGGATGTCCCTCTGCACCAGGAGACGCCACTGTTTCTCCGCATCAATGATCTGCGACATCTTCGTTTCCCGTATCAGCATCTTCTCCTGCACGAGCCGCTGCGCTTCCATCTCGGACATCTCGACATACACGCCGCCCCGATAGCTGAAGTGCTGCTCCGCCGCATAGAATACCTGCTGCCCGTCCGACATATCCTTCGCAAGCACACCGGGCAGGAAACGCAGACCCTTATCGGTCGGCTCGTACCAGTCGGGGATCGCCGTACCCGCCTTGGCTCTCTTTGCGTTCTTGCTTGCCTGGTACGCTTTGCTGGCATCCTTGAACACCTGATTCAGCGATTTAAGAAACGATGCCTTCAGTTTGAAATGGTCGCGGATTTCGGAATTGATGATGACGTCCGCCGTCACCACGTCCTGGTTATACAGATAATCCGACACAAACTGCTTGGCCTCCTGCAAGTCCTTGATTGCCTCGCCCGTCACGGGGATGCCGTGCAGGATGTCGAGAAGAGCGTCCGCGCCCATCGGCTGATAGCACCACGCCGCAGGGGACTTTACCGGGCATTCGCCGGCTGCGAACTTCGGACACTTGAAGCCCTTTTCGCAGATGGTCTTGCAGGTGATGGGATTCGTCCCGCTCTCAAGGAAATGGTTTATTTTCTTCTGTGTGTTGCCCTCGCTATATCCGGGATACGGAGCGGAAAGATCGTGGATCATCTTCGTACCGCCCTCAAAGGGAGCGAGGTTCGTGATCATGGCGTACCAGTCATGCTCCGACAGGGATGCGGCGTCATCGCGGCAATGCTGCATGAAAACACACGAGCGCATAACCTGGTCGATGCCTTTTTCCGTGCCGCTCTTAAGCTCCACGGGTACAAGGTCAACCTCCGGCAGCACGTCCGACAGTTGATTCTGAGTGTATTTACGTTCCGGATGGAAGCTGACGCAGGTTACTTCCACGGGAGTGTCCTTCTTGCAGTGCATGAAACCGGGAAGGCGCATGACCCTCGACTCGTTCACGCACATCGGATCGCCGTCAAAGTGCTTTACAAGCTGCGTCTGTATCATGCGGAAACGCTCCACTTTAGCGGTCGAGTCCATGAACCAGTACACATGATAGGATTTCTGTGTTTTCATTATCATTGATGGAGGTAGCGGGAACGCATCGATCTTTTTCTGCTGTTCATCAAAGCTGGCATTGTCCATCTCCACGAACTGTGCATTGATCCTCGTTATGGACTCATCATCCTGTCCGCCGAAGTTTACAACGAAAAATATGCCGCGGTTCATGGCATTATGGTTCTTAAGCGTCTCTTCGATGCTCTTATATTTCCCGCACTCGCAGGACAGCTTCGATCCCTGGAACACGCCGCTCTTCTTATCGTCAAAGACACGGAAGCAGACTGTATCGGTCGGATTAAAGAGCGCTCCGAGAACATCGGTCACCGTTACATTCATACACCCACCTCCTCAAAATATCTGAGCCGTTTGTTCAGCCGCTTTGCTTCTTCGATTTCCTGCGCGACACCCGGGGATACCGCGCCGAATACCCATACCTCGTCACAAAGACGGAGAAGAGCGAGCCCAAACATCAGTCCAAGTTCCCGCTCGTCGGGATCGTTGTCGTTAAGTATCTGACAATATAAAAGGTGGCTTGCTATCGGCATATGCCCCTCGTCTATGACACGGCGGCAGTAACCTATTGCGGCTGCAACGTTCGCTTCCACATCACCTGCATATTTGGAAGCAACATAAATCCTCCTGCGGTTCTTGTCAGCATAGCGTTTTTTCTGTTTTTGCCGGTATTCCTTCATAATAAGGCTCATCGCCGCTCCTGCTGTCGGGTCGGCATAGCCTTCGCTGTTTTTGAACATATTCAATCCTCCAGTTCTTCCATCATTCCAAAGGTCGGTCCCGCAGAAGCTTCCGCAATCAGCGGAAGGTCGAACTCTGGGAAAGGCTTTTCTTCCATGCAGGCACGGATAAAAGTCACCGCTTCCGACAGCCAGACCTCCGGGATAATGAAGGTCAGTTCATCGTGTATCTGAAGGATGGGCTTGAGCCATTTCCGCTCCGGCAGTCCGGCAAGTATCCTCGTGATGGCGAGTTTCAGAATATCCGCCGCTGTCCCCTGGATAGGTGTGTTCAATGCGCAACGCTCCGCAAAGGACTTCTGACTCCAATTGTCCGAGATGATGCCGGGGAGGTACCTGCGCCGTCCGAGCCAGGTTTCGGAATACATATGCCTTGCGGCATCTGCTTTCGTCTCTTCCTGCCATGCGGTCAGACCCTTGTATCCGTGTTTGAGGTTAAAAAGTATCTCCTCACACTCACTCACAGATTTTTCAACCCCCGCTTTGAACTTCAGTGCTGTTTGCAGCCCTCTTGGGAATAGGCCGTAGAAAGTACCGAAGTTCACATTTTTAGCAATCGTCCTGCGTTCCTTGTAATTCTCCGAATGCTTGTCTTGGGCTTCCTCATAGCTAACACCGAAAATAACGCTGGTCGTAGCGGCATGGATATCACCGTTTTTGCGGTAGGTATCGAGCATCCTCTCATCGCGGCAGTAGAATGCGCCTACTCTAAGCTCTATCTGTGAAAAGTCGAGCGACAGAATAAGGCAGTTTTCCGGTGCTTTGATGAAGTTACGTACGCCGATAGGATCATTGCTCTTGCGCGGCATATTCTGCGCGTTGGGATTGCGGCAGTTCATTCTTCCTGTATCCGTAGATAAAGCGAACAGGTCGGGATGGATGCAGCCCGTCACGGGATTGAGATGTTTCAAATATCCATCGATATAGGTAGATTTGATCTTGCCCCACTTGCGGTACTCTTGAACCAGTGTGAACAACCTTGACAGTTCCGGACGGTTCACATCGCACCACTCTTTGAGGAGTTTCATGGTCATATCGTCCGCCGCCTCGCGGTTGGTTTCTGTGGTCTTCAGAATTGGCAAGCCCAGGTCTTTATATAAATAGTTCTTGAATGTCTGCGTGGAGCAGTTTGCCCCTATGTTCACATCGCCGATGATGAACTCAATCTCCTTGCGGATACGCTCCATTTCGTTTTCCGCCTCGGCCTTTCGTTCCTGCATGAGAGGAAGGTTGACCGGGATACCGTTGAATTTCATAATGCCAAGATATACAGCGGTCGGGCTTTCAATTTCCTCAACGATGTACCTATGTTTCGGAAGATAACGGTCGAACCAATCGTTGAACTTGTGATAGAGCCGAAGGGCAAAATCGGAGTCGGCGGAGCCGTAGCGCACCGTCTCGACATCATTGCCGTCCAGTTCGTCAAAGTGTCTTCCATCTGTGACACTTGAAAATGAAGGAATCGGTTCTCCAAACAGATCCTCCGCAAGCCGTTTCAGACCGCTCTCATTCAGCTTTCGGAACTCATATATGCTTTTAAGACTCATCTGTGACGCACAGATTGTGTCGTACACTGGCGCCTGGATTACTATGCCCCTCGCATATGCCATCGAAGATTCGAAGGCGATATTGTGGGCAATCTTTATTACTGTTTTATCCATGAGTAATGCCATCAGATAAACGAAAAAGGCGCTCTCATTTATATTGGTGCCTATACGGTGGGAAACGGGAACATAGATGCCCGTACCTTCCTTTACGGAAAAGGAGCAGCCGACAATGTGAGCCTTCGCCGGATCAAGCGCGGCCTTGTCCTCCTCGCGGTACGGATCGTCGGGAGCGGTCTCGAAGTCGAAAGCGACAATTCGGCTGCCTCCGATGTAGTCCTTTATCCCGTCCACCGTGGTCACACATTTATATTCTGAATTCATGTGCAATCACTCCTATGGGAAATACCCGGAGGAGCATATTACCCCTCCGGGCTTGTTCGTGTGCTTTACTTCAAAGGTTCGATGATCTCGCCCGTTTCGGGGTCGACCAGCGGCTCATCGTCAATGAGGGATGCCGGAGTAAGGTTCGCGGCATACGCCTTGACCGTTTCCGATACGCCCGCCACGGCGTTCCTCTCTTCGGCGGTCAGCATACGCTCGAATGAAAACACCGCCTGGGAAAATGCGATTCCGGATGCATTAGTAGCTTTCTTCAGCGTGATTTTCGTGACCACTTGGTTCAGCTTGCGCCCACGGGAAAGCTGGCTCTTCACATAGTTCGTGAATGACTTGAGCGACCCGGTCGGAAGAGAAAGCGTAATGGGGAACAATTCTCCCTCGCGCAGGATGTAGAGCATACGTTTGTTTTTGCACATCTTGCTCTGACCATCTCCGCTGCCGAATTTGTTATACTGGCAGTTTGCGCAGTTCCCACCGGGGACGCCGAATCCCGTCACACCGTCAAAACTGCCGCAGTCGGGAGGATTGTTGCCGCCTGTGTATTTGTCGCGGTAGTATGCATAGGCGGGATGGTTGTAGACGATAACGCCGGTGATATCCTTCACCATTTCTGACTCATCGCTTTCGGCCGAGGGGATCTCGAAAGCTGTGCCGCCGCCCGCAGGCAACTTCATGCGGTCGAAGGAAAACTCAAGTCCCTGACAATCGTCGGCCAAAGCCTCATTCAGTACGTCTCTGTTTGTAAGTGCAGCGAATCCTTCAGTCACTGCAATCTCTGTGTTCTTCTTATCTGACATAATCTATGTCCTCCTAATGAAATGAAATAAGTTGTGATTTTTGCGTTGGTGCATTGAATCATTGTTCTTAGGACTTGCGGATTCCGACTGACACTTTTTCGTAAGTTCTAACGGTATCGCCAAGCCATACAGGGACATCTTCTCCTGTGGCTTCACGCTGCTCCTTGATGAAGGAAGCGAGAGTGTTTGCGTTGACCGTCTCCACGACCAAACTGCCGTATCCGTTTTCTTTCAGAGCCCTCATCATCTCGTCCTTGTGACCGGATGCCGGTGATGCGAACAGGCGGCTCTTTAAATAGAATGTGCTGCCGTTACGGGAGAAACGATCAAGTTCAGCATCTGTCATGGCATCGGAAAGCAGCTCGTCCAATTCCTCAATCTCCGCTCCCAGAGCTTTGGTCTGCTCTTCAAGATTCTTCTTCTGTTCATGCAGAGTCTTGAGCCTGTCAGCCATTTCAAAGATTTTTGTGTTCTCCATCGGTGACTACCTCCTTTCACTTGCTACCGAGAAATTCAACCCCCTATGTGAAAGGTCAGTTCTTAAATGGGTTCCTGCCCTTGCGGTAATCATCAACGAGCATCTTTGCAAGGTTCTGCTTCTGGCGCAGAGCGTATAAGACCTTGCGGTCGACCGTGCCCCTGCAAACGAGGTATATGTAGTGGCAGTTTTCCTTCTGCCCGGCTCTGTGGATACGAGCTTTCGCCTGCTCGAAGTTGCTCATACTGTAATCAAGGGAATAAAAAACCATCGTGGATGCAGCGGTCAATGTGATGCCCAATCCCGCCGCCGCAATTTGTCCGACAAACACTCGGCACCTATCGTCATACTGGAAACGGTGGATTTCGCTGTCGCGGTCCTTAACGCCGCCACGAACAACGGAATATCCGATTTTTTTCTTTTCGAGAAGCTCCTGGATATCATCCAGTTCCGGCACAAAACGAGCCATAATGACGAGTTTCTTATCCTCGGCCATAGCGGAGTCGATAATGTCGGAAAGCGCGTCTAACTTAGCGCGGCTAACGGTATTTACCACACCATTGTCATCGGTTAGGTGTCCGCCCGTAATCTGCGACAGTCGCAGAAGCCTTGTAAGGATGTTCGCTGTGGTGACCTCCGATTCGTCCAGTTCGGCATAGCTTTCGTCCTCAATGCTGTCGTATAATTTTATAGCGTCTTTCTCTAAATCCACGGTACGTACTTCCTCGGTGATTGCCGGAAGGTCAAGGCACTCCGCTTTTGTCACGCGGTACGCCACAGAGTGGAGTTTCCGTAGGAATTCGTCGGTCATCCATTTACGGAAGATCGGTGTGTGATTGCCATAGCCGCCCATATCAAAAAACTGGTTGCGAAATGCATAAAACGATGTGCCGAATATCTGCGGATTAAGAAAACGGTACTGCGAGAACACATCCAGTTCGCGGTTAGTTATGACCGTACCCGTGAGGAGCAGCTTGTACTTTGCTTTATCGCCGATACGGTGCATCCCTTTGCTCTGGGAGGTTCGGTTCTCTTTCAGCTTGTGTGCCTCGTCCGCGATTACCAGGTCTGCGTTATATTCCAGAAGTTCCTTTTCGAGTCTCCATGCGCTCTCGTAATTTACGACAACAACCTGCAAGCCCTTACTTGGCAGCTTTGTCAGCTGCTCCTTTTTCTTCACCGCCGTTCCCTTGAGGATGGTCATGGAATACGGAAAATCGGCGAACTTCTCGAATTCTTCTTCCCAAACGCCGAGGATGGAAAGCGGTGCGACCACCAGCACCCGGTTGACTTTGCCGTACTGGTACATACAGCCCGCTATGGCGATGCTCACTATCGTTTTGCCTGTGCCCATTTCCATAAGAAGAGCTGTTCCGCGGCTTTTAAGACGCTCATCAAATACACCGAACTTATCGCAGGCAAAGGCAAACGCCTTTTTCTGATGGTCATATGGGGCTACCTTGATAGGCATAATCAGTTCGATGTTCTCACTCATTGTTCTCACCCCGCATTTCTTTGATCTCGATGCCTTGCACGGTTTCTCCCGGCGTCAGCACGAGAACCTCGCAAAATTCTCCGAAGAGAAAGGTGAGCAGCCTTTTCGGAATGCTCCTGTGTTCGCTTTTCAAGACCTCCTGTTTATGTCCATTCCTGTCGGCGATATTGATTCGAACTTTGTGTTTTAATTTCATAGGTTCGTCCTCCTGTTCCTGATCTGCATTGCTGCGGAGGATGGATATATTTCCTTCCTCACTCACTACCGGAAAATTCAACCCTCCGAAGAGGTGCAGCCGGGGAGGACTCCGACCGCCATATCTGTAGCCGCTCATTGCTTATCCCTTCTCGGGATACTTGTGGCGCTTCACGCGCTCCACACCGAGGGCTTTTGCTGTCTTGTTAATGATCTTGTTTTTTCTGTTGGTCATTGCCGCGGAGGAAGGCAGCTTGCCCGTCCGCTCAGCTTCAGCCTGGCGCATATCCTCAAGCGAAGTGCCCATGCCGAAATGCTCGAAGAAGAAGTCCTGCTGCGACTCGCTGCATTCCTCGTCAATGACACGGCGGGCCTCTGCAGCCTTAGGATTTTCCGGCTCAGGTTCGGAAAAAAGGATGTCTTCCGGACTTTCGCTTTTGTCGGCAAGCGTGTCCCAGGGGTCGACCGCATCCTCGTCAGTGGGATCGGAATTGTAGCTATGTACCTTGGCGTCAAACAGAGGATCGCGCAGCTCACTCTCGTAGCGGTCGTTCAAATCCATGTCGTGGTCGGAGGAATCGAGGATCAGCGTCAGTTCGACAGACAAGTCTTTGCCAACCTCAAGCTTCTGTGTGACCATGCGTTTTGCGTCATCGTCCCAATACTCGTAGCAGTAATACTTGCCATCCGAGGACAGGTAACAGGCGCGATTGCGGTTGTATCCGCTCTTGCGTTTCTTTGAGTCGTTGCTCTTCATTGCAGTGTCCTTTCCGTCCGAGCGGTACGGAGGGACACAAAAAGAGCATGCGGTTGAAGATGACCACAGGCTCCGTTAGCCGAAAAAAGGCGCACGAAACTACGGTGGGAGCATCTTCGTTCCTAACACAGCCGTCATCGCTGCGTTCCGAACTCTTATGCATCCCTCCGTCCTTATAGCGCTATTCGGACTAAGAGATTGATTTTGCTGCCAACATTGGTAGCATCTTCATTGTACTCTGCAATTAAGAGTAATAAAATTTCTCAATAATACCCATTACTTTAAAGCCTTTATGTAATGGATATTTCTTGTATTTACCATTATTTATGTGTATAATAATAGGAAAAGGGCTCCCAAGCGGGAACCCTAAGCTTTGAAATGTAATGGTTTCTGTAAAAACAGAGCCAGATTTCGATTGGCCTGAGGAAAGGGAAATATGGTTATGGACGAAATAATATCTGGAATTTCATTAAAAACAATGTTTCAGCACGAAGGATATAGCTGTCTTTGTGCAAAAGACACGGTGAACACCTCTCCCAACGAGGCTCCGACAGTTACTCTGAAGGTTTGCCCGGACACAAGTAAACATCTGCTGTTTTCCTATGCTCCAAAGGATGGTCTGAATATGACCGGCGTTGCCGGCAGTCTGCACGAACAAAACATCCTCGGTAAACTGCTAGCCCTTCCAAAGGGAGATATAGACAAGCACATAGAGTTTATCGAAAAATATGGATTCTTATATCCACTACCAGAAAATGAGTATACTGCTATTGAAGCAAACTCCCTCATCGAGATCATCAACAGAATAAAAGCAACAATACGCCTGTACGGTTGCATCAACAAAAAAGACTACCGAGGGGTCCTCATCCATGTGGTGTATCTGCTTTTCTCACCTGTGACCGAGCTTCAAATCGGCGAGAACATATTCTCGACTTGCACTCATAACTTTAAGCGACTTCTCGACTCCTATAATCTATTTCCATATATAAGCAGGGAGCCGGAAGTGTCGGCGCAGGGGACATACTCTGTTGATGATGCTTTTCTTGGAAAGAAAAATGCCGTCACCATCGATTTTTATAACGCCGTGCGGAGCGGCTCCGATACAAGTCTGCAAGGTAGTAAAGACCCTTGGTTTAAAAACCTAATGGCTATGTATATCGGATGTAGGGATGTTGATGAAGACACGAGGTTTCTTATAGATTTCTTTTATCATCTTCAAACCGAGGTTTCGATAATTAAAGAAGTCCACTTTGGCGGTTTCAAATCTTATACAACATTCAATGAAGACGCACTTGACGATTCCTTTAAAAATGCTCTGCTGAAGATTGCAAGGACTGTAGTGGCAGAGGAGATCAATCACAACATTTGTGGTATCCATCCGAAATATAACGGTGGCAAGCTGATTGCCACATGGCAGGTGGATACGCTCATTGAAGCGTTGTACTTTTCTATATTCTATATGCGAAATGGCGAGATGTATAAGGAATGCGAGAATCCAAACTGTAAGAGAGATAAGTATTTCTTGGTGGAAGCAACTAGGACAAATAAACACTATTGTTGTGATCAATGCAGAAACGCTGCCGGCGCACAACGGTATCGAAGTCGCCATCTATAAATGGGCAAAAAAATAAGGCTCTACCTCTCATCTCAAAAAGGTAGAGCCATTGCTTTTTATGTCGCTGGTCTTGGAATAGGTGCCCTGGAATTCACTTGCTCTATGGCTTCCGCAAGCAGACGTTTCTGCTGATCCGGCATACCGATGTAATTGTACATAAGGAATCGAGTATCTATCACAATGCCTTGCACACGCTCGTAGTTCTTGGGATCAGGTTTCCAATCACCGACAGCCTCACCGATGTTTCCGATATTGTCTGTGATGCGCGGTATCGGATTCCCATCGGCACCAATTTCAAAGAAGGTGTTATCCTCGCGGTTGAAAGGCATAATGAATGCGTTATACAGATTGGCACTCGGTACGCCCTTGGCGCGTTCAATATATTCGCCATAGGTAATCTGCTTGTTGATGTCCGGCCCGTTTGGCAGATGTTCTGGATTGCCGCTATATCCATATCTGTATAGTTTCGCATCCAGGACATAGACCTTCCCGTTGTAAATCATGATTGCGTCCGGTTGTAGAGGAGTTTTTGTCCTGTTAGGACCGTAATCGAGCAGCCACCTTGTGCGTGGGAAATATCGATCTTTGTCCTCGATTCCGAAGGCTTTATCAATCATTTTCTCCCAAATTCGCTCAAAAAAATCCGTGCCGAAGAAGTACTGCTTTTCAGAAGACTTCTCATCCATGTATTTGAGCATAGAAATCATAGCGGAAAACAAATCTTGTTCCACATCATTGTGCGTAGACGCCAGTTTTTTTTCCAGTATGTAGATAGCTTCTCTGCTGTCCGGATGATGACCAGGCTTTTCCGGCATATAGGGAACATAGAGCCAGCCCATCTTATCGAATGCCTCGTACACACAGTGTCTGTGAATCTGCGTTATCTTCTTATCGGCATTAGGCGTGACAGAACGAACCGTCATGTTCGTAAAGATTAGGGAACCATTCTTCTGTACCAAAGCTCTCTGTTCCCGAAAAGTACGCGGCCAAGATGTGTTACCTTTGGTATCCGTCTTGAAACGTGGATCTGTTTCAATATAGTATCGACCTGTCCGCAAGAAATCCCGGATTATTTTGAGATAGGCGTGCATCGGAAAATCAACAGTTCTCGGTGCGGCAAACTTCGATTCCTCTATCAGCTTGTCCTCCTTCATAAAGGCGGCAAGCACATAGAACAGATTATTTATGTCTGCGCGGAGATCATCATCATTTGGTGGAAGCTGATATCCTATCGGGAAATAAATCATAGCATCGTCGGTATCTGCTTTTACGCCGACAAAACTGTCTCCTTCGTCATTCTTATTGACGTGGCAGCGTTCTCTAATATTCTTTTGTAAATCCATAGTCACTGACCACCTCGCTTTCCGTTCATCACAACATTATGCTTGTGTATCAGGATAGAGAGATGCACGAACAGTCGGCTTAAATATTTTGAAGCGATCTCGACCTCTGGAATAAATGAATGTACGGATGACTTGCTCCAAACTCTCCATGTTATCAGTATCAAATAGAGCCTCTGGATTAAATTTAAACGCATCATCCCACAGATATTTAATGACTTTCTCCGGGAACATGCGATTGTGCATAACTGCCTCTCTGATGATAGCAAGACGCTGCTTTTTCTCTTCCATCATATCACCAGCGGCCTCATTATGTAGAAGGGCATTGTATTCATCAAGAATGGTAGTATAACCATCCGAAGGCAACGCTCGTTGGTCAAAAGTTATATCACTTTCGTGAACGAAATAAACACCTAGTCTCTTGTCTTCAGCAGAAGCCATTTTTGCTTTGTTGCCAACGATGATACTGTTAATTTTCTCGCAGAATGTCTGCCATGTAACTTCCGTATCAAGAATTTGCGCATTGGCCAATGAGGAACGGACATTGTCAAAATTGTTCTCAATCAGACGCATCCTCCACCTTCGCTGGAATGCCGTATCGAGCGTGAACACGTTCTGATCGGATGTATTCATTGTGCCTATAATAGAAAGGTTTGAAGGAATGCGCACCTTGTGAGTAGGATCGCCGTATATTTTTTCTGCCATATACTTATGCGTGATACCATATTCGCTTGTACCAATCGGATAAGTGATTTCCTCCATAGTCTTCGGTTCAACCGTTCTATCCAGTAACTGGAATACTTCACCGAAGATTGCGGGAGCATTACCGCGGTTAACCTCCTCAATGATAAGGATGTATTCTCGCATGGGATTTCTGAACGCCTCACTTATTATTAAGGTAAAAGGACCTGGCGTAAATTCATATGTCACTTGTTTATCTGCATCAACCACAGGCAAAATCTGTCCTATGAAATCTGCGTTTGTGTAATCAGGATGAAAAACGAGACGTTCTACAACACTATCTTTTTGACAATATTCATGTTCAATTGTCCAGCTCTTACCAGAGCCTGGAACACCATACAGAAGAATGTTTGTACCGCCTTCGATCCTAATTTTTTCAAGTTCCTTTAGGGACCGCACCATATCCCCACCAGCACTTTCAAGAGAATCACCATCAATGTTCAAGGACAGACGTCTCCTAATATCATCTAAATTTGTGGTGATGGCCTCTATTGCTTCTTGGCTAAATTCCGACATAACCTAACCTCCTGTATTGCTTTTATGATTTCTGGCATTCTATCCTGAACGATGTAGTACCGACCATCTTCGCCTTTATAAAAAACTCCGGCTTTGATAAAATTCCCCTGTACATAAGGGAAAGAATTCACGCTCTTAGCCGCACCACTCTCATCATTTTTTGTTTTTGTTTTAATATTAATGGTAATGGAGCCATCTCGATATTGCCTCACTGTGTCGCCCATATCCACCAAGTAATTTTCTGGATTGACTTCTCTTGCGTGTTGTATCAAGAGATATTCTGTTGAATCTATACTCCCGTACATTTTGACAAACCAAAGCACATCAAAAAAATCATATCCATAGTTGCAATCTGGGTTTTTCATCATAATAACAAGGCACTGGAAATAGATTTCTTCTTGGATTTTTTCAAGCTTCGCAAGTATTTCATCGCGCAATGTGCTTTCCGGTTCAGACTTAATTATCTTGATGCTACGCAATATATCAACATAAGCATAACCAATGTTGGTAAAGAATTTTTTATTCTCTATTGCTGCTACATCTTGATAATTAACAATACCACAGTTCTGCAAAAAGGGTAGGATATTCCTTGCGTAGTTCCAGTTCATCCCATACTTCTCTAATTCGATCCCTAAATCATGTACAGAAGCAAAATCCTCATTCTTTGCCAGAACATCAAATATAATCAGGATTTTATCCTTCACATTGTCTGTAAAGCTCGTTCCAGGTGAGCCAGGACTCGACACAGTAATTTCCATGAGCTACTCCTCCTCTGTTAATTGCTCCTTGATTGCGCTTGCGATATGATATGCAAGGATAGGTGGTACAGCATTTCCAATTTGCTTATATTGATCAGTTTTCGTTCCGAGGAATTCATACCAATCAGGGAAAGATTGCAATCTTGCATTTTCACGCGCAGTAGGTATCCTGTTTTCCGAATAGTGGAAATAGTTACGATGGCCTGTGTCTATCGTATGGCACGGTTTAAAACTCGGCATACGTTCAAAGCCCTTTCTATATTTACGGACATTCCAGTATTCATCAGGCAAATCATAAATCGTCCCGCCGTCAGGAACCTTTGAGATAATATCAATGGTTTGCTGGGTGTGAATAGTAATTTGATGATTCTTCACCTTATCTTGTTTTCCACGCATTTTCTGTTGATAATCATTTTGAGGAGCAGATGCGTATTCGTGTTCATTTTCAAGACCATTCTCAGCATTTAAGGGAAGTAAGTCACTGATTGCATCCTTACTGGTGATTGTTCCCTCAACCTTCTGTGGGAAAATGAATTTTTTCTTCTTCATCCCAACGAAAAACACACGATGACGGTTCTGAGGAACGCCATAGTCAGATGCAACAACCTTCTGAAATGCTACCTTGTAACCAAGTTTGCCAAAGCGTTCGACGATATCATCGCGGAATAAACCATTAGACAAGGTTAAAAGTCCCGAAACATTTTCAATAACAAAAAACTCTGGTTGGACCAATTTCACAACTCTGTAATATTCAAGATACAAATGATTTCGAGGATCATTAACATCCCGCGTCCCTACTTTGCTAAAGCCTTGACACGGTGGTCCCCCTATTACACCTATGACATCATTATTCTTATTTAAGGCTAAAAGCTGTTTATCGGTTAATGAATGTATGTCTACACATTCAGCCACCTTTTTTTCGTGATTATGATTATAAGTAGCTATAGCTTTTTCCCACATATCTATTGCGTAAGACACCTCGAACCCCGCCATTTCAAATCCGAGACTAAGCCCTCCGCATCCACAGAATAGATCAATGATTTTGTTCTTCATCTTCAAATAACTCCTTGATTGCGTCGGCAATACTCTTAGCCATTAAGGGAGGGACAGCATTCCCAACTTGTAGGTATTGCTCTGTCATTGTTCCTTCAAACACAAAGCTATCCGGGAAAGACTGCAATCTGGCCGCTTCACGCACAGTTGGCAGTCTGTGAAAAATCGGATGGTAGTAATTACTATGCTGATTTCCCGCATCAATAGTAACTGAGAAGTCATCTTCCTTTAATCGTTTGTACGCTGATGAATGGCGATTCTTTCTCCCTGAATTTGTAGTCCGATTTGTAGTCCACAATTCTTCAGGAACATCTCTCCAATTCCCGCCCTGCGGAACATAAGATATTCTTCTCTGTTGTATTTCAGCGGGATAATGAATATCATGATTTTCTACTATATTGTTTCTTGCTCTAAGGTAAGTACGATACGGCGTATCAGGAGCCATGTGCAATTCTCGAAACTCTGGAGCAGTACCTTCAAATTGATATAACTCACCAATAGCGTCCTTAACCGTAATACGTTCATCGCTCTTCAAAATGCGGCTCAAATCAAACTTCTCTCCCTTTGTGATTATAAAGAAGTTTCTTAGCCTCTTTTGCGGAACTCCATAATCTGATGCATCTAATATAGCATTCGTGACAATATATCCACATTCTGTGAATATTTCCGTTATCCTTTCTTTGGCATAACCATTGTTCTTGGTTATAATCTGTGGAACATTTTCAATCACAACTACTCGTGGTTGCGCTAATTCAACAAATTTCACGAATTCGAAGAATAGTTTGTTCCTTGGATCATCCTGTTCAACATAATTTTTATTCGCATTAGAGAAACCTTGACAAGGTGGTCCACCAATTAACACATCTATTTCCTTTATGTTGCCAATCTGCGAAATAATAGTGTCCTTATCAATCGTCAAAATATCGGCACAGATAGCTTTTGCCTGTCTGAAATTTTTTCTATACGTTTTTATTGCGGCCGGATTAAAGTCGATTCCGGCAATTGGATCAAATCCACTCATTTTAAAACCTAAACTCAATCCACCACATCCGCAAAATATATCTATAAACTTAGGTCTATGCAT